GTATCTGTATGGAACTTCTTTCCAGATCCAGATGCTAAGAATATGAAGGAAGCAGAATTTACTATTGAGCGGCATAAGATGAGTCGCTCTCAAATGCGCCAGTTAGCTAAGCGCCCGTACTTTCGTAAAGACGCTATCTCAAGAGTGCTTGATAATGTTCCCAATTATGTAGATCAATGGTGGGAATACAAATTACGGGATGCGCCTGTAAATGTCTCGCGCCAAAGATACGAAGTTATAGAATATTGGGGGCTAATTGATAAGCAGCTTGTAGAATCTACAGGACTAGACCTTGATATCGAAGTTGAAGATTTAGAAGAAGTTCAAGTAAATGTTTGGCTCTGCAATAATGAGATTTTACGTTGTGTGTTAAATCCATTTACTCCAGCTAATATTCCATATCATGCATCTCCCTATGAAGAGCATGAATACCAAATGTGGGGCGTTGGTGTTGCAGAGAATATGGAAGATTCCCAAGAAATTATGAATGCCTTTGCTCGTTTGGCTATTGATAATGCTGCAATTGCTAGTAATCTTGTCTTTGATATTGATGAAACTAGCCTAGTTCCTGGGCAAGATATGAAGGTACACCCAGGAAAAATCTTTAGACGCCAAGCTGGTCAGCCTGGACAGGCAGTATTTGGACTTAAGTTTCCGAATACATTTACGGATGCAATGAATGTCTTTGATAGATTTAGGCAAATAGCAGATGAGAGCACAGGGCTTCCATCATACTCGCATGGCCAGACGGGAGTTACATCGACTACGCGTACTAGTAGTGGCCTCAGTATGCTTATGGGTGCTGCGGCGCTTAATATCAAAGGTGTAGTTAAGAATATTGATGATTTTATTCTTCAGCCTCTTGGTGAAGCATTCTTTCATTGGAATATGCAATTCAATGAAGACGATGAGATAAGGGGCGATCTCTGCATTAAGGCTAGAGGTACTTCTGGCCTAATGGCTAAAGAAATTAAATCACAGCGCCTTATGCAATTCTTACAAATTGGTGCTAGTAATCCTGCACTTGCTCCTTTCGTTAAGTTTGAACATATCATGAAAGAACTTGCAATATCACTAGACCTAGATCCAAATGAAGTCACTAATGACCCATCTATGGCTGCTTTGTACGCACAGATTATAGGTGCTGCTGGTGGTATGGGGGGCGTTGGCAGCCCACAATCAATGGATCAGAGCGGCGTAGGTGGTGGAAACATAGGGCAAGGAAATGTGCCTACTCCTGGAGAGAGTGGATTTACGGGAAATACCCCAGCTACTTCTCCGAATGCGGGTACTGGGGCAGAAAGTGCTAATGCGGGCCCATAGGGAAATACAATGGTAAAAGAAATAGAAATCCCAATAAAAGACAACAAAATTTATAAAAAAACAGTTAGATCATTAAAAGATTTTAAAGATATTACCTGTAAAGTTAAAATAGTAGCTAAACGAATTTGGGAAACAGAAGATCGAATAGGAACTTATGATATTATTGAAGCAGTAAATGGTTCTGAAAAGGGCGAAAGATATAGTTGTTTATCGGCTGAAAGAGAAAAAAAGTATATGAAAAGCTGGAATAGTTTTTTAATTGATCCTGCTTTATACGAACAGTACAAAAAATATTTCCCTTATTCTAGCTTAATAAAGGAATAGGATCAATGGAAGATGGCAGTTCGGTTTATGAATGACCGCTTTTTAAATGAAATTAGTCCTATAATTAAAGATAAATTAGCATGGGACGCCTTCTTAGCAATATTAGCCTATGAAGAAAGCAGAACTATTGCCAAATTAAATGGTCCAAAAGATATTGATGAACTGTACAGAATAAATGCAGTTTATAGCTTTATTCAGCAATTGAAAAAATTTAGAGAGAATGCCTTATATGCCAGCGAATCCTCAAAGTCCTGATCTATCTTCAAAAGAATTTAGCGTAGATAATCCTTCGCTATCTAGTACACCTGTACCAGAAGCTAGTGGTACTAATTTTGATAGAGTTGCAGGTGATCCATTACAAAAACCACAGCAAGTTATAAACAATAACAATAATTCTAGTGGTGGTGGGTTCAATCCTTTAGGTCTTTTAGGGCCAATTGGCAGCATTCTTGGTGGATTATTTGCCTCTGGGGGACCAGTTGGAACTTATCCAAACGATGGCTTTACTGGTAATCGCCCCCTAGCTGGAGATAAAGCACAAAGTTTTGCCGGTGGAGGTGAAGCAGAAAAGAGTCTTCCTGTAGATAAAACACTAAGCCCAACGGATCAGAAAAGCTATATTGAGCCCCCAAATCAGGACTATATGAATGCTCTGGCGATGGGCTATTTAACTGGTGCTCTACATCAAGAGAAGTATGGGGGTACTCCAGATACTCTTAGCAAAGCGGCGCAAGAGATTAAGCAGCATCTGGATAAAGGCAATACCGTTTTAATGGGCATGCCCCGTGATTTTAATGAATATGATACTCGTGCAAGACAGCAGATGCGGCAGCCCGGAGAGGGCACACAACAAATAAGAGAAGATCGCTCTGCGCAACCTGGAATGGCGACAGGGGGTGATGTACAACTAGCTCAGGCAGCACTTAATAAGGCGCTAGGGCTTCCAGAGAATCCAAATGCCCCCAATGCTGAGACTAACCCACAAAGTCAGCAAGTTCCAACTAATACAGCTAATGCAGTTACAGCACAACAGCAACCACAGCCTGCTCAGCCGCCTATGGCACCGGCTACTCCACAAACAGATTTACAGCAACAGCCACGAGGCTTTGCTTCCCCTAGAGAGCAGTATTCACGCACAGCTAGACCCACAGGTAGGGGCTTTGCTGCTGGTGGACCAGAAGATGATGGAACTACGGCACCATTAGGCCCAGGCCAAACCTTTCAAGGGGATGGCTCTGTAAAAGGTCCAGGTGGTCCAACTGATGATAGTATTCCTGCAAGACTAAGTAATGGGGAATTTGTTTTCAGTGAGCCCGCAGTTCAGTTCTTTGGAGTAGATAAGCTCACTCAAATGAATGAAAAGGGCAAACAAGGCTTTATGCAAGCTATGCAACAAGTACAAGGCAATCAGGCACCACAGCAAGGTTCACCAGGAGCGCCACCACAGGCAGCACCACAAGGTCAAGCTATGCCAATGCCACAAGCATCACCAGCCCCTCCACAGCCTGCTATGGCTGCTAAAGGGGGGCCAATGAATAGCCTCAGTCTTCGCAAGAATAGCGGTTATATGGGGCTTTAAGATAAGGGACAACCGGATAATAGTATCCGCCCCCTCATAGACTACTCTCGAAGGAGACCCTATGCCTGAACTACAAGACACTACAGAAGTAAAGATGGCCCCACGTAAATTGTATAATGGGCTGTACAGGACCGAACTCGAAATAGACGTTACTAACCCCTCTGATGAGCCTACTACTCGCGACGGCGATAATAGTACAACCTCAGATGATGGCCTAACTCCAGAAGAGAAGACGTTCAAGAAGAGGTATGGCGATTTACGAAGCCATACATTAACTTTAACCGAGCGCGTCAAATCATTAGAATCTCAACTCGCGCTTGCTAATAAAAAGGAACTTCAGCTTCCCTCAACTAAAGAAGAGCTAGATGTTTTTGCTAAGCAGTACCCTGATGTAGTAAGACACATTCGGTCCTTGGCAATGACTGAACTTCTGCAAGAGAGGGAAAATATTGCCACTGAAACTGGTGTAGTTAAAGATGAGCTTGAAAAACTCAAACGAGACAAAGGCTACACTATGATTATGGCCGCTCATCCTGATTTTAATGAGCTAAATAATTCAGAAGCATTTCATGAATGGGCTGCTCTGCAACCAAAGCAAATTCAAGACTGGTTGTTTGAGACACCTGATCCAAATCTCTGTATTAGAGCCCTTGATTTGTATAAAGCAGATACAGGCTTTAAGACAAAAAGACCCGTTGGTCGCCCACGTAATGCAGATACTCTAGTTGATACTAGAAGCTCTGTTGAAGTAGGCGATGACAGTGGTAAAAAGATTTGGAAAGCTTCAGAAATTGGTAAATTAACACCAAGGCAGTTTGAAAAAGTTGAAGCAGAAATTGAGCAAGCGAGAGAAGAGGGTCGAATTGATATGAGCGCCTAACTCAAGGAGGCCATCACATGGCTTTTCAGGTAGCTCCTGGTTGGACTAATCTACCTACTGGTGCATTTGTCCCCCAGATTTTCTCACAGAAAGTACAAAAGTTTTTCCGACGTGAAAGCGTTGTAGAAGCTATTACTAACACCGATTATTATGGCGAAATTAGCGAATTTGGTGATACCGTATTCATCATCAAAGAGCCAGTAATCACTGTCGCTCCTTATGCTCGTGGTAGCCTAGTTCTTCCACAGGCTCTGGCAGATGACAGCCTCAGCTTAACCGTTGACCAAGCTAATTATATGTCCTTCAAAGTGGATGACATTGAAAACAAGCAGTCTCATGTAAACTGGGAAGAGCTTGCAACTAGCTCAGGTGCGTATAGCCTAAAGGACGCCTTTGATAAGGAAGTCCTTACCTATATCGCTTCTAGCATGGGCACTGTAAATGTTTATGGTTCTCTTGCTTCTCCACTAACTGTTGGCTTTGCAGGTGGCAATATCAGCCCTCTTCAGGTCCTCAATCGTCTTTCTCGTCTTCTTGACGAAGCTAATATTCCAGCAGACAATCGCTGGTGTGTAGCTGCCCCTCTATTTTGGGAAAAGATGAGCGATGAGACCAGCAAGCTAGTTGGTGTGGATTGGCAGTCAAGCAATAGCCCTGGCTCCATTCTTCGTAATGGTAAAGTCCTTACTGGTATGATTCGTGGCTTCGATTGCTATCGAAGCAACAATATGCCTCTGGATAGCTCAAGTCAGAACCAGCTTTTCGTTGGGCATATGAGTGCTGTAGCAACTGCATCGCAGATTGCTAAAGTAGAAAAGTTCCGTGATCCTAACAGCTTTGCTGATGTGGTTCGTGGACTTCATATGTTTGGTCGTAAGACCCTTCGACAAGTTGCTCTTGGCATTAGCCATTACACTGTTAGCTAATATAGGAGTAAATTACTATGGCTTCAACTTTTTATCCAAAATACTACTTCTATATTGGGGGTACTGCCAGCATGAGCAATGTTCGGCCAGTGCTTAATGAGCGGATTATTGACTTTGCTGTTCAGCCAATTGCTACTGGTAACAGCGCAGCAATGATCCCTATTCCTGATAACAGTATTGTTCTTACTGCTGGCTATCAGACCATCACTACAGTTACAAGTGCAAGTTCTTCATTTGCAATTGGGAGTGCATCTCTTACTTTCTGTGCTGCTACTACAGCAGTTGCAGCTGGTTCTTATGGTGCTCGCCCAACAATTGCAGCCACTAATACAAATGTGCTGTTTGAAGCAGATGATGATATTCTCATCAAGACTGTAACAGTAGCAGACCTAACAGTCGGTCAGCTAAAGGTGTTTGCACTACAGATGTATCCAGAAATGGTTCCCAGTTATGTAGATGCAGATGGGAATACTAAGACGTATACGTATACGGACTTTAATAGCTGGACTTCAACGAAACCAGTTATTCCCTAATATTTAAACTTGGTGGGGTCAGAAATGGCCCCATCTTGTCTTTCTTTTTAAAATAGGTAGTTAATGCCCACATCTACCACATATATAGAATTAGTCAACACGCTGCGTGATAGGTTCAATGAAGTTCATTTAACTTCTGCTAACTGGAACACTGTAGTTGGGTTTGACCAATTTACTAAAGATGCCATCAATTATGCATATAGTGATATACTAAATGCAGAAATGGAATGGCCTTTTTTGCATGTAAAAAGTACTTTACAGACAGTTCCCGGAGTTCAGCTGTATCCTGTAAATACAAATAACGCTGATGTGATTAAAGAAATTGATTGGGATAGCTTTTTTATAGCCCCAAATGATGTAGTTACACAGATAGCGAATGAACCTGCTACTATACCAGCAACTGGGGCTATGGTAATTGCGCCAGCACAATTAGCAAGTTGGAGCAGTCATTTAAGTATTGTCCGCGTATCGACAAGTATTGGGTTTGATCCAGTTGATAGAGATCCTCAAGCTAATCAATACACAATTAAAGATGGTAGTTATTATTTTAATGTGGCCGATGCTGGTGTTCCTATTTTAATCAACTATATAACCTCTGCAAATTCTACCATTAATGTGAGCACAGCCTCTCATTTAAGTTATATGGATTATGATACATGGCGCAGCACAAGACTTGAAATTGACTTGAATGATACTGCAAGAGGCTCTTATAGTAAACCACAATGGGTATTTAAAACTCAAAGCCAAGGTGAAATTGGACTTAGCCCTGTGCCTGATAAAATCTATATAGTTAATTTTGAAACTTGGGTAGATAGTGCTGATTTAGATGCAACAACTGATATGCCAATTATCCCTGAGAGATTCTTTCAAGTAATATTAGATGGCGCAGCTAAATATTGCTATGAATTTAGAGAAGATCCCCAAATGGCAGCCTCAGCAGATAAGCGATTTGTAGCCGGTGTTGCAAGAATGCGTATCGAGCTAATAAATCGTCAAACTACAATGAATGCGGGGATGCGCTACTATCCTCATGGGTTCAGCTATACATTAAATACGGGCTAATTAATTGCCTCAACAAACAGTATTTCCACTTAGATTTGGTCTACAAGTCCCTCGTGGGGAGAATCTTCAAGCAGTTGAAGTTTTCTCTGAAGGAGGCTTAGACCTTACTCAATCAATTATTGAGAATAGGCCCGGCTGCGCATCTGAATTAGTGAATTTTGAAGTCTCTTTAACCGGAGGCTATCGTCGTATTAATGGCTTCCAGAAATTTAGAAATACTATAGTTCCAGGAGAAGGTAAGGTACTTGGAGTTGCTGTATTCTTTCCATCTAATGTTTTAGCGGCTAGAAAAGATATTGGAGCTAATACATACAGTATATATAGTCCCTCCTGGTCTAAAATAAACACTTCCACTTTAATTTATAAACCAGGGATGCATCTTTGGTCATCTGTCTGGAATTGGAATGGCACTTATAAGATAGTTATTACAGATGGAGTTAATCCTGCATATACATGGGATGGTGCTACTTATACTGTATTAAATGGAACAGGCTCAGCAGCAGACCCTAAGTTTAGTCAGATATTTAATGGCTATTTATTTGTAGCTGGATATTCTTCAAACACTGGCGCTGTAAAAATAAGCGCCCCATTAGATGAAACTAATTGGACCCCATTAGCGGGTGCAGCTGAAGTAGTAATTGGAGATACTATAACTGGTCTTGGATCATGGCGCAATCAGTTAATTATCTTTTGCTCTGGTTCTACTTTTAAAATAACAGGAAATAGCACTGATACTACATCAGCTACTCCATTTGTTATGCAATCTGTAACGCATAATATTGGCTGCCCTGAAGGTAGAACAATACAAGAAGTAGATGGTGACTTAGTGTGGCTTGCACAGGATGGTTTAAGGACTATTTCAGGTACATTTAATATCGGTGATACAGAAATTGCTTCCATATCTCGACCAATACAAGGGATTGTATCCAAAATAAATGTTTCAAATACTCCTGCACATTCAGTAGTAGTTGCAAGGAAAACTCAATATAGGCTCTTTTATCCAGAAGATGCTGCCGATGAAGCTGATTGTAAAGGTATAGTTGGAAGTATACGGCGCTTTAGAGATGGGCATGAAGGTTGGGAATGGGGAGAATTACAGGGCGTTAAGCCTTCTTGCGCAGCTTCGGGATACTTAGCCGATGACCAAGAGTATGTAATTCATGGTGGCTTTGATGGGTACGTGTATCGAGAAGAAATTGGAAACAGCTTTAATGGTGCTGTAATAAACGAACTATATACTACTGTTCCATTAGAGCTTGGGGATGAGGGGATAAGGAAATCTGTACATAGAATTTCTCTCTTATTTAAAACTGAAGGACACCTTAATCAGTTTTTCCTCAAAACAATTTATGATTATGATAGCCCAAATGTTGTAGCCTCTTCTCCACTATCAATTACTGATACAGTTGCCGCTACAACAGTCTATGGAGACCCAATTAAATATGGGGATGGGACACTGTATGAAGATGCAGTATTACCCCTTGGACGACAAGCTAGGCAAGGAGTGCAGGGCTCTGGATTTAAATTTCAAATACAAATTAATGCTGCGGATATAACTAATTCTCCATACGTAATTCAAGGCTTCTATGTAGAATTTTTCCCAGCCGGCCGAAGATAAGGATATTTTAATAGATGGCGGCAACAGGCTATACAAGACAATCTTCTTCTGCAATTCAAACTGGCCAGCCAGTTAGTGCTCCACCACTAACAGCAGAATTTGATGCACTACAAGCGGCCTTTGATACTGGCTCTGGCCATGACCATACCGGGTCTGTTCCTGGTGATGGGCAAAAGATTTCTTTAACTACTGCTGTAGTTGGGATATTGCCTCTAGCAAACGGTGGAGTAGGAGTAAATGCATCTACAACCGATATAACTCTTACGCATGGAATTATAGTTAATGGTGGAGTTTTATTTAACGCTGGTATGACTGTAGCTGCTGGTGTCAGCACTTTTACTGGTTCAGCCAATTTCCCTGGAACAATTACTGGCGCTACAACTTTTACATCTTCTGTAAACGCTGTTGGTGGCCTACTTGATAACAGCAATAGAGCAATATCTAAAAGTAATCTGTTTGGAACTATACACACTACTCCATCAAATCCAACAGGTACAACCAGTGCTCCTGGAGTTATGTGCGGACTTAATCAAGTCAGATGCTTAGTTATTATAAATGGTAATCTTTTTACTAATGCTGGCGCATCAGTTCAGCTTAGTTACGGTACAGGGACAGCACCAGCTAATGGAGCAGCTTTGACAGGAACGGCAGTAGGAACTGCACTAGGAACATCCGCTGGACCAAGTGTTCCTGTTACTTTATCAGCAATTATATCTGGCCTAACTTTAGGGACGCCATATTGGATTGATATAATTCAAGTATCCTCGACTGGTGCATTAATTAATATACAAAATGTAACTGTTACTATTACAGAGATTTAATTAAATGGCGACAACAGCTAATCAAGCTCTCGATACTGGCGCTAATATCAATCCATCTGATCCTAATAGTGTGAATGTTGGTGGTAACTTAGCTGTTGCTTCTAGTGCTCCACCCTATGCACCGCTTGTTGGCCCAACTTCTGGCTCCTACACAACGGATGCAAATGGAAATAAATTACCTGTATACAATAACACAATTGCATCAGAAGCTAATAATGCCTTTAATCCAAGTGGAATTTTAACTCCTGCTACTACTCTTAGCTATAATCCAATACAGAATAGTCCAGATCAGCAATTAGGATATACTCCAACTGGGCAGCAGCAGTATGATCCGACAGCCCAAGCAACTGCCGCGCAAGCTAATAACCC